TTATGTTTTAAAAATTTATAACTTTAGACAAAGTTCTCAAACATCACCATACTATAGAATAAATGTAGGTGGTAGTCCTAACACAGAAACATCACCTTATTATAGTGTAACTGGAAATTGGTATGGATCAAGTAGTGGTGCAAGTTCAACTGTTGACAGATATTGGGCTAGTGTGAATTATGCAAGACTTTTTAATTGGGATATTTCAGATAATGCAAATGAAGTTTCAGCATGGGAACACATAATATATAATCCTCTTGAAGGTGATAATTATAATTTAATTGAAACAAGAGGTGTCGTAAATGCACAAAATAATACTAATCTTGCAGCATTTCATCAAGTAACAGAATTTAGAAAACAAGCTGCAATAAGTGGTTTAACTCTTTATGCTGGAGCAAGTTCAAATATATCTGAATTAAAATACTCATTATATGGATTAAAAAAATAATTATGAAAAAAATATTATATACTCCAGAAAATATAAATGGAACTTTAGTTGATTATACTGCTGAAGAAATAAAATTAAATAATTTAGATGTTGCAAATGAAGTAAAAATAAAAGAAGCATATAAAGCACAAGATATTACTACTGCAAACAAAAAAGCATCTGGCAAACAAAAACTAAAAGATCTTGGTCTTGATGATGACGAAATCCAAGCAATAATGGGAATATAATGAGCGAAATAAAAGTAAATAAAGTAACCCCACGATCCGGCACCGGTGTTACTCTCGGAGATAATGGTGATACATTTACAGTTCCTTCAGGAGCTACATTAGACATAGCTAGTGGAGGTACTATTGATGCTACTGGTGCTACTATTACAGGATTTGATGCAGCTAGTGATGAGAAAGTAAAAATATCATCTAATGATACTACTCCAGGATTTCTTAACGGCAAATTAGTAGCTGGTACAAACATATCTTTAACTGAAGGAAATAATGGTGGTAATGAAACATTAACTATTGCTGCAGCTCCTTCAACTTGGCTTACTAAAACAGGAGCATATACAGCACTAGATCAAGATAGAATTTTTGTAGACACAAGTGGAGGAGCAGTTACAATAACTCTTCCCTCATCTCCTGCTGTAGGTGCCCAAGTAAATTTTGTAGATTCAAGATACACTTTCGATACCAACGCATTGACTGTTGGAAGAAATAGTTCTAAAATAGCTAACGCAGCAGCAGACTTAGTAGTTAATACCGAGGGTGCAGCATTTGGATTGGTTTACTCTGGTTCAAATGTAGGTTGGACATACACAGAGAAATAATTATGGCAAATTACGAAGCAACTAAATATAATTTTAATGGATCAGATCTTACAGGTATCGAGGGTATTCCTACGGCAACTATTGTTCCGTGGTCTACTGCTTCAGTGCCAACAGGTTTTTTAGAATGTAATGGTGCCGCAGTTTCAAGATCAACTTACGCTGCATTATTTACAGCAATAGGCACAACTTATGGCGCTGGAGATGGGTCATCTACTTTTTTAGTACCGGATTTACAAAACAAAGTACCTGTAAGTAAATCTAATAACAAAGCTTTAGCTTCAACAGGTGGAGCAGATACTGTAGCAGCAGCAGGAAGTGTTGGGGGTTCAACAGCAAATTCATCTTTAACAGTAGCACAACTTGCAGCTCACCAACACGATGTATTATTAGGTAATTACGATGGAAATAGTTCAGGATATCCATATAAAAATAGTGGTGGTGGTGCAACAACTATACAAACTTATTACCAAACTGGTAGCGGTGGTGCACACTCACATAACATGAGTGCAAATTTTAGTGGAAGTGCAACTTCGGTTTTACAACCTTATTTAACAGTAATTTACGTAATTAAAACATAGGAAAAAAATGGCAACTAATGCAAATTGGACAGTAATATTTGATGATAAATTAATTATTAAACAAACAGGTGATGATGCTGGAACAGGTTATATAATTAACAATGATGTTTTTTGGTCTGAGTCTAAGTTTTTAAATATCTGGGCTATTCAATACCAAACTTCAGTTACTACGGATGAAGTAGAATATAGAGATCAAACTCCTAATGGTACTTACGCAGATGCTAATCTTGGAGACTTTCAACAGTTTATAGATTTATGGGACACTGCAAATTTAACTAGACTACAAAATGATTGGGACAATGACCCTAGAGACGAATCAGAAAAAGGTTCAAGACCTACATCATACTCATCGTAACATCATCCAAGAAGTTAAAATATATTTTTCACCTGATAAAGGTGGATTACCTCTGTGAACATAAGGAAAAGCTGCAGGCCATATAACTATTCTACCTGTTTTAGGTTTTATTCTTTTTGAGAAATGTAAAAATTCTGTTTCTCCACCTTCTTCTATATTATTTAAATATATACTAAAAACAAAAGCTCTTGCTTCATTATCATAACCTTTTTGATGTTCAATATGCCAAACATGGTAACCTTCAGTAGGTAAAGTTTTTTGAATTTTTAAACTAGTATAATTTAATGGATCTTTATAAGCTTCATTAGCACCTGTATTTTGAAGATAATGTTTTAAGGCCATATCAAAATTTAACATCATTGGTTTTAATTCTTCCCACCAAACATCAATATTAGTTTTATTTATAAAAAATTGTTGATCTTGTTTTTGTAAAATAGATGAATTTTCTGAAGCTAATCTATTTACTGTGTTATTAAATTTATTTTGATCTTCGTATAATTTAATAGCTTTATCACATTCTTGTGGAAGTATGTAATTATCATACACTCCAATAAAATTATTTATATTAACTGTTCTATCTTTCATTTTTTTCTTTTAATTTTTTTTTAAAATTAAATTCATTAGCTTGTTGTATATTAAAAATTAAACTATATCTATTATTCTGTTCTTGAGATTTATCAAAACCATGAACTACTTCAGGTGGAAATATATAATAGTCTCCAGGTTCAGGAGTTATTTTTATATTTAATTCCGGCAAATATAAATCACAACCTTTTGTTAAATAAAGAATACCGTGCCAACAAGGATGTGTGTGATGATTTAAACTATCATTTGTTTTTATTTCATTTCCCCAAGCATTTGTAACTGCATATCTTTCTAAAAAATATTCAAAAAGTTGTGGATGAGTTGTTTGATGTTTATTTATTAAATAAGTAAAAAAGTTTTTAAAATTATCTTTATCTAAAAAATAATTCCAATTGGTCATTCCTCCTTTTACATTAGTGTAATTATTCATGTCTGAGTCTAAATTATTTTTTATATCTAAAATAAAATTGTGAACTATTTCAGGGTAAGGGTAATTTCCAAATATTAAACTTACAGTTCTAGGGTAGGTAATAGTTAAACTACTTTTATTTTCATTTAATTTATTATTTTTATTTATAAAATTAATCATTTCCTACTATGATATTACAACATATTCTTTGCCAATTATATGTTTCTGACGCAGGAGACTCTCCTTTGTGATATTCTTTTGAATCAAATACTACTGCACTACCGGGTTTAAATTTAAATTCTTCTCCGTCAACATAAAAAGAACCTCTCCAATCTGGCTGCCAAACTGGAGTTATAAATAATAAAATTGATTTTAATTTAAAATTTTTTTTGTCATCTTGATGTAGCCAATGTTGAGTTTTTTTACCATGATAAGTAGCATTGAACCACATTCTGTTTACATCAGTAGGTATACCTACGTTTTTATTTTCTAATAATTTTGCTATTCTGTAGACTACCGTTTGACCCCAAAGACAAAAAGGATAATGTTGTACTACACCATTATTACCTTTAGCCATTAAAAGAGGTGAGGACATAAACCCTTCATGTGGACCTGATGAACCATTCATTGTCCAGGTCGGACTACTTATTATTTGATTATACATATAGAATAGTTCTTTTTGAGAAAGAACATTATCTAATATTATTGTTTTCATTTATAATTTCTAACTTTCTTTTTGTATTTATTTAATGTATATATAGCCTAAATTAAGTATTATTGCAAAAAATACAAAATATAATAAACTATGAGCAGTATATTAAAAGTAGACACAATACAGGATCAAAATGGAAATCTTATTATCAGTAAAGATTCTGGTGGTAGCGGATTTTTAAGTCCGTATGCATCCTCTTCTGCTGCAATAACTTATACTGTAACAGTAGCTAGTAAAACTTCAGCTCACCCTTACTTTGGTGTAGGTAGTTCTAATGGTTATTTTATTAATGGTATCGAATCTCCTATTATTGAGATAAAAGGTAATGATACTTCTAAACCTTATCACTATAAATTTGATCAATCAGATTCATCTAACTCAGGTCATCCATTATTATTTTATAATAATGTTGGTAAGACTACAGGGTTTTCAACAGGAGTAACTACTAACGGTACACCAGGTCAAGCTGGTGCTTACACAATGA